TCAGGATTAACTTTTGGTACGAATGGTTTTTATTTAGATTTTAAAGATAGTAGCAATTTAGGTAATGATGCAAATGGTGGAACAGATTTAACAGAAGTTAATCTAGCCGCAACAGATCAGACAACGGACACTCCCACGAACTCGTTTGCAACATTAAATCCTTTGGTTAATTTTAATAGTGGCGTTTTTTCAGAAGGTAATTGTGCAATAACCTATGGTGATGACACTATTTCAACTATTGGAGTTACAAAAGGTCGTTGGTATTGGGAAGCACAAAGAACTAACACTACAACGGAAGCACACTTTGGAATAGGTTTATCAAATGGTTTTTATTCAGCAACATCTATTGTATCAGATGGAGATAGACTTTATACAAGAAGTGGTGCAACATACTTTTCTGCTGTATCAAATTTAAGTATTTTAACCTTTGGTAGCAATAATGGAACATCTGCTGCTGTGGCTAATGGTGATGTAATAGGTTTTTATTTAGATTTAGAAAGTGCAACTAAAAATATTACAATTAAAAAAAATGATGGTGCTACACCGATAGTTGATGTTGATTTAACTTATTCTGGTGCAGAACCAATTTTTGCATTTTGTAGAATGAACTCTGGTTGTGCATCAAGTTGGAATTTTGGCAATCCAGTAGCGGCTTTAACTTCTGCAAACAGTGATCCAAATGGATATGGTTCGTTTGAATTTTCCACAACATTAAGTGGTGTTGATTATTACGCATTATGTACTAAAAATTTAGCGGAGTTCGGATAATGGCTTTTAACAAGTTAAAAGGAATATAAATATGGCTTATACAACAATAGACGATCCAGAAGCATATTTTCAAGTTAAGACTTATACAGGAAATGGAAGTGACGATCATGCAATAACTTTAGATGGCACAACTGATATGTCTCCTAATATGGTCTGGATTAAAGATCGTGAAAGAAGCGGTTATAACCATTGTCTTATAGATTCTGTAAGAGGTGTAACAAAAGTCATTAGACCAAATTTAACTAATTCTGAAGCTACTATATCTGATGCTTTAAAAAGTTTTGATAGCGATGGATTTACTTTAGATGATGATGCTGGAAATGGAGAAATGAATATAAATACTGAAACCTATGTAGCTTGGTGCTGGAAAGCTGGAACAGCCTTTTCAAATGATGCTAGTGCAACAAGTGTTGGAACTTTAGATAGTTCAGGTTCGTCTAGTCAAACATCAGGATTTAGCATTGTTTCATACACTTCAAATGGAAGTTCAAGTCAAAGTGTGGCTCATAATTTAGGTGCTGTTCCACACATGATAATTTCAAAAAACAGAGATAGTAGTAGTGCTTCTTATAACTATTGGACAGTTTATCATCATAGCAACGCAACAGCTAACGATAAAAAACTTAAATTAAATACTACTGATGCAGTTTCTACTACAAATGAATGGGGAGATACTGATCCAACATCAACAGTTTATTCACTTCATACTACTGGAGATGGAACGACAAATGTAAGTACAGATAAAATAATTTCTTATGTATTTACAGGCATACAAGGCTACAGCAAGTTTGGAAGTTTTGTAGCAAATAATCAATCTGGAACAAATGGAAGTTTTGTATATCTTGGTTTTAAAACCAGATTTTTTATGTGGAAAAATACTACAACAGGAAATGCAACTTTCGACCATTGGAATTTAATAGATACAAAAAGACAAACATATAATGGTAATACAGCAGATGGTTATGTTCAAGCAGATTCATCTACTGCTGAAACAAGTTTTTCTGGTAATGGATTAACTGTTCTTTCTAATGGAGTTCAAATTAGTCAAGGTGGTAGGTATCATAGTAATACTGGAGATACTTATATCTACATGGCTTTCGCAGAAGCACCGCTAGTTAATTCTAATGGAATACCTTGTAACGCTCGTTAGGTTTATCTTCTTTTAAAATTTCGATATATAAAAATGATGCAAATCGTTTTAATATTATATTTATGTTCATTTACTACTGGAGTTTGTTCTCCTCCATTTAAGTATGATCAAACATTTAATAATTATTATGATTGTTTAAATACTGGCTATATAGAATCATTAAAAAAATCCGAACAAATTGGAAAAGAAAAAGTTAATCAAGATGGAATCTATATTAGGTTTGCTTGTATTAAGGATACTAAAGTAAAAGTTGAAACTTAATTAATATTTGTATAGAAGAAAATTATGAAAGTAACTAAAGTTTGTGTTATTGGCGATTTACACGATGCACCAGCAATTCCTAAAAAACGATTAAGATGGCTTGGTAAACATATTAAAAATACTAAACCAGACCAAGTAGTTCAAATAGGAGATTTTTTAAGTTTAGATAGTTGTTGTTGGCATATTGATAACGCAACTATGCAAGCAAGAAAAAATAAAGGTACTTTTATAGATGATATTAATTCATTCGATACAGCTCTTGAAGAATTTAATAAAGGGCTTGGAAATTATAAAGTTAAAAAGCATGTAACATTAGGCAACCACGAAAACAGACTTTGGAAATGGGAAGATAGAAACCCAGAATATTATAATATAGGTAAAAGAGAATTGTTTAGTACATTAAAGAAGTATGGTTGGACAGCGAGTGAATATGGGGAGTTCTATTTTATAGATGGTGTAGGGTTCACTCACGTACCTTTCAACGTTATGGGAAGGGAATTTGGTGGTGTTAGCGTTGAAAGAAATATCGGACAAAATAGTTTATTCGATGTAGTGTTCGGCCATACGCATAAATTTAATGATGTTAGATGTCCAAAAATTGGCAATTCAAATTATATTCGAGTAGTAAATGTAGGTTGTTCGTTACCTATGAATCATATTGAAAGCTATGCTAAATTATCAACTACTGGTTGGTTTTGGGGTGTGGTTGATATTTCTATTTATAATAGTAAGATTCAGGAAGTTAGAACAACAACTATGGATACTCTTGAATTAACCTATGGGAGATAAATTATGGAAGAAGTTAAACAACGAATTAAAAAACATGAAGGGTTTAGGGATACTGTGTATTCCGATAGCTTGGGTTTCGCTACTATTGGTTATGGTCATTTGGTATTACCTACCGATAATTTTGTGGAAGGCGTTACTTATCCTAAAGAACAGCTTGAAGTTCTTTTTGATAAAGATTTTCAAATTGCTCTTACGTCTGCGAATGAGTTAGTAGATGGATTAGATATTAATCATATTGCTAAAGGCGTAATTGTAGAAATGTGTTTTCAACTCGGTAAACCTAGAGTTATGAAATTTAAAAAGATGTGGGCGGCAATTAGAAATAATGATTTCGATGAAGCTGCAAATCAAATGATAGATTCAGCTTGGCATAAACAGACAACTAGCCGATGTGAAAGTTTAGCTGCAACTATGAGAGGGAGTAATAAGTAATGTGGTTAAGTATTGCATCTAAATTAGTTCCTGGAATTATTAAGACAGGAATGTCTATTGCATCAAATAGAAGAAAAACAAAAGAATTTGAATCAGTAGCAGAATTAAAATTAGCTGAACGAATGGCTAATGGTGAAGTTGAATATAAAAAAGCTGTTATTGATTCACATAAAGGAGATTTAAAAGATGAATTTTGTCTTATTCTTATTTCAATTCCTTTGCTATTATTAGCTTGGTCTGTGTTTAGTGATGACCCAGATATACAAGCAAAGATAGATATTTTTTTCGATAAGTTTTCAAATTTACCAATGTTCTATCAAGCTCTTGTAGTTGGTGCATTTTCTACAATATTAGGTATCAAAGGCGTTTCTACTTTTAAAAAAAAATAAACAAAGGTGATTCTTCAAATGGCTAGGTATGTAGCGAGTATCAAATCTCGAAGAAAATTGCGATGGGTCGGATTTAGTTTAGCTTTAATAAGTATTATTATTTTAACGAGCTTTAAACAATGGCAATCACTCGGTTGGGCTATATCTGTTGGTGGTTGTTCAATTTGGATATACGATGGATATTGTTCAAAACACTATGCTAGAATGCTAATGGAATGTCTTTATTGGATATTTGGATTTTGGGGAGTTTTTAATTGGTTAAGCTAAAATCATTGTTTTTATGGTTATAGGAAGCCCATACAAGCCCACAGACTGCGATTTAGACCTCGCTGCGATAGTTACCCTACCTCGTTTTTTCTATTAAAATAAAGATTTTCTAAAAATATAGTCAGATCCAGCATATATTCTCCTGAAAATACTTCAAAAAAGCTAGTAAAATCAACCCTTTTTAGCTTAAAAAAATACCTATTATTGTCTCTTTTTTGTTTCTATTTTAGGTAGAATAGCTTATAAATTGCTTATGTTTAATAATAAAAATAACAAAGGAGAAAACATGAGTAACTTAAAAGATAGAACTTTCGGTGTTGAAATCGAATGTTTCTTAAATAGTGACAAAGCAAGGTTCGTAAGAAATTTTATGAACCAAACTGAGAACGAAAGAAATGGCCAAACTATAAATTATAATCCAAATAGATATGGAACTTGGTCGAGAACAGCTTGGACTTTAGGATATGATTCTACATTGCATTCTAGTTCACATAATAACGCTGTTGAGTTAACATCAAATCCAATTAAATTTTCAGATTTAGGAAAAATTAAATCTGTAATTGATGAATTAAATACAGTTGGAGCTGGTGTAAATAAATCTTGTGGATTACATGTTCATATAGACGCTTCAGATTTAACTTTAAAAGAAGTAAAAAATGTTCTTATAAGTTATTTGATTTATGAAGAAGTAATTGCTTTCACTCAACCAGAATCAAGAAGATGGAGTTCTCGTTGGTGTAATTCTAATAGAGGAATTAATCCAAGAGAATTAGATTTAGCTTTTCAAACGGCAACTACAAATGATTTAATTAAAAAAATCAAAAAAGCAAAATCAATTAAAAAACTTTATCAAGTATATTCTGGATATAACGAGAGATATGTAAAAGTTAATTTAAAAGGTTTAGTTGCTTATCACGATAGACATGCAAGACCTCAAGAAAAAACTGGTACAATCGAATTTAGACAAGGTGCAGGAACTACTGATTGGGATAAAATTTCTAATTGGATTTCATTTTGTTATATGATTGTTGAAACAAGTAGATTTTGTAATAGCGGAAGATGTTCACAAATCTATTTACCTTTTGCTCGTAAGAAAAGAATGTTATTTGAAAACTTAAGATTTAGATTAATGAGAGCTTTTGCTTCAAAAGAAGAATATAATGCAAATTTTATTAATGGAGTTTATCAAAATACTAGAAAATTTTTAGTAAAAAGAATTACACATTTTACTAAAACTACTTCTAATCAAAGTGAAAGAGATTTAATTAATAGAACGAACTTAATGCCACCTACTTCTGAATTAGTTAGAGAGGAGGATTTTGAAAATGTATAATTGGAAAAGTTATATATCTCGAGGACCTTCTTATAAAGATATTAAGAAAAAATATAAGAACCACCCACGATATTATTTTGCGTATGGTTCTAATCTTAATTTAAAACAAATGGAAACTCGTTGTCCAACCGCTACATTGATTAGTGCAGCGGAATTAGAAGGTTTCAAGTTAGTTTTTCGTGGCGTTCTCGATATAGAACGTGCGAGATCTAACTCGAAAGTTGTTGGTGCAATCTTTAAAGTTAATTCATGGGATATTTATAAATTGGATTGTTATGAAGGTTATCCAACATTTTATAATAAAGAAACAACTATAGCAAAAGTCGATAATCAAAATGTTAAGTTGTTTTATTATATTATGAATAATCAAGAAGATGTTAAGCCACCGAGTGAATTTTATTATTCATCTTGTGAACAAGGTTATAAAGATTGTGGTTTACCTATTCAACGATTGAAACAAGCGTTTTACAATTCAATTAATCGAAAAAATACCGATATAGTTGATTGTGGTGCGAAATGGGGAATTAATACTCGTAGTAAAGTAATTAATATTCCTAAAAATAACATAAGTTATAAATTTGACGATAATGATTATGATTTTAATCAAGAAACATTATTTGACGATTTAAGACCTTATGGAAATAATAACATAAAAGGAGAAAAGTAATGAGTATAACTAAATATAATACAACTATTCAATTAAGTGTAGTTTGTAAAAATAAAGATGAAGAAATGGACCTTAAAAATCACGATACAGGACATAAAAAATTAACTGAATCACAAATAAATAATTTGATTGGTAGAATTTGTCTTGAATTAAATAAGGAGGAATAATGAAACCATTAATATTAAAAAAAGAATGGGAAGTTAAACCGAGTATAACTAAAAGAATATTAAATGTTTTAGATTATATTATATTCGGTGGATTAATGTTTTTCGTGTTTTGTGGTGGTTTAAATTGGTTAATAGGATTAATCAATGGTTAATAATAGAGAAAATAATAATCCATTCAAGTACCTTTTAGGAAAGTGGGTACAAGAACCGATTAATTTCTCTTTGGCTTTAGAGATTTTAGACCGATTATATTGGACTAGGTCTCCAAAACCGAACATATTTCAAAAATCTGTAAAAGATTTAACAAAAGAAATTTTAAATAAAAATGACCAAGATTCATTATTAAAGATAAGAATTGAAATATATAAGTTAGAATCATTAACTTATATTAAAAGACACATGATTAATGATAAAATGTATTTAGTATCATTAAATCAAAAAGGAATAGATTTTTTAAATTATCAAACATCAAGTATAGAAATGAAATTAGAATTAAAACAAGAATGGGGAGAATTTTACGTTAAAAATGAAATTGAAGTAAATACATTTATAGATAAGGATTTATTAAAATGATAATATTACAGAATACTCGTAAGTATGCGTGTATCACTTCTTTAGAGCTGTTATTAAACTGTGGTGTCAGTGCCCACTCTAAAGATAGTGCTCCTTTAAGGCACTGGCACCTAAATAATAGCAAAGGAGGAAAGCGATGAAAAAATTAATTAGTATATTAGCTTTTAGTTTTTTAGTTGGTTGTGCAGCGTATCAACCAATTCCAGATTTAAAAGCTAGTAAAAATGCTAATTCGTTCCAAGAAGATAGACAACATTGTAAAATGCTTATTAAAGAAGAATTTAATGCGTTTTATGCCGCTTGGTACGATAGAGAATTATTATCTCGATGTTTAAATGGTCGAGGTCATAATGTGTTGAACACTTATACAATAGAATAGGAGGAAAGATGATGTATAGTGCGATTAAGTTAAATGTAAATGGAACACAAGAGATAATTGAACGTCCTAGAAATCCTAGTATTGACGATTATAGAACTTTATTAGGAAGTCAGGAAATAGATCAATATCCTTGTATTTATAAACAACAAGAAAAAAGACTTGTAGCAAGTATTGGAGAAGATAAATCTCAAGTTATAAATGACCAAGCTACCGATTTATATAAAGCGTGGTTGACTGAGAAAAATAGCTCACCAATGCCATTTGCTGGTACTCTCTTTATAAGAGGAGATGCCATTTTAGTAATGCAAGTTGCAACTACTGGAGGACCAAATGTTGAAAATAAATAAAAACGAATCAACAATGGAGGAAAGAATGTTTAATTCCGATATTGTTAATGGTTTAAAGGTAGCAAGACAACAACTTAATGATTTACTTTCAAATAGTGAAGAAAAAGGTAAGTCGTGGGTTGATATTAAAGGGAAGCCATATTTAAAAGTGGCTACTCTTTTTAGAGTATTAAGAGATAATTTTGCACATAGCTTGGTACTCAAAACAAAAGTAGTACATGATTGTGAACATCGAGTAGTAATCAATGCTTCTTTAACGAAATTAGATGGTGGGTTTTTAGCTTCAGGAATTGCTGAAAGATTTAAAGACCCTAAATCTAAAAATCCTCAACAATCTCGTGCGATTGAATGCTGTCAAACTGCAGCGTGGGGACGTGCAATAAAAAATCTATTTGCAGTTGGTTACGATATAGCAACCTCTGATGAAATAGATCAATCAATCACTAATAATATAGCGGAGGAAATAGTATGAGTGATGTAAAACCTAAACTTGATATAAAAGAAAAAGCTGTCAAGTATGGACCTAAAAAACCCAATAAATTTATTATGTGGGTTAATAGGTTCAAGAAAAGTCCAGAAGATACACAACCAAGTATTCAAGGATTCTACCAAGATAAAGATAGAAACTTATTTAAAGTTTCGATTTGGAAGAATACTTCTGATGATGGAAATGTGTATTTTAATGGTAGTATGGAAGATTTAGGTGTTAAACAAAATGTATATGAAATGCCTAAACCACAACCTAAACCAGTTGAAAAAACTGAAACTTTAGATGATGACATTCCTTATTAAACTAAAGGATAAGATATTAGGCGAGGATAAAACTTCGCCTAATATTAATAATTTAAGTGGAGACGAATTAATAGATTATTGTTTAAAGAATGATTTAATAAAGGAGGAAACAAGCGATGGACTTACTGAAAAAGACCTTGAATCAATTCAAAAAAGAATTTGGAAAAAGTAAAGTTAAAACAACAACTGTTACTCTTTCTGAAATAAGCCAAGACCCAACAATGAGATTAGATGCTCGTTATTGGATTCAAAAACAACTACTAAAAAAGAGAGGAAAAAATGGAAGCATTAAAAAAGTGGAAGATTAATTATTTATCTCCTAGCAGTATCGCTACATTTATTGAAAATCCAGCGATGTATATAATGGAGAAAATTTTTAATTATAAATTTAAAGGTAGTGCTGCAGCTTCAAGAGGAACCTTTATAGAGAGAGGTGTAAATCAAGTATTAAGTAGAGATGATATTGATGCTACTAAAGTATCTAAAGCAATAGTTCAGGATTTTATAAATGAATGTGAACAATATAAATATCCTAAAGAAGATATTGATAAAGAACTATTCTTTATTGAAAAAGCTATTCAGGTTTTACCATCTAAATTAAAACAGTTCGGTAAAGTAGTAGGTTATCAAAAAGAAGTTGGTTATGATTATAAGGGAGTTCAATTAAAAGGTTATACAGATTTTGAATTTTCAAATAATGATAATTTATTATTTATTGATTTAAAAACTACTGGAAAACAACCTAAAGCTACTACTAGACATAAAATACAACAATATATTTATAGTAAAGCAACTAACGTAGAAAATAGATTATTCTATATTCAAGTTCTTAAAACTAAAGAACCAAGAATAGAAGAATATAAATTAACCGAAGAAGATGAAACAATCATTCCTTTGTTAATTAATCAAGCTATAAATAATATCAATGTTCTTTGTAGTTTGGCTAACAATAAAGAAGATTGGAAAAGACTTGTTACTCCAAATCCTGATGATTGGAAATGGAATGACGAAGATAAACAAAAAGCTAGAAAGGAAATATGGGGTTATTAATATGTTTAAATTAACTTTATTAAAAACTGACGATACAATAGAGGAACATCATTTTAAACATGAACCAACTTTTCAAGATATGTATCCATTAATTAAATGTTCGTTAATCGAAATTAGTGGAGCGTATGATGAAAGTATATCTAAAAATAGTTTTGATATATTTTTTAATGAAGAAGGTGGTCCATTATGTATTGGTTATTATGACGAAAAGGATAATCCGAATGGTGCTAAATTAAATAAAAGAGCAACTAAATATTGGTTTCAATGGTTAAAAAAAGAAAATCGAGTTTGTTTACCTAATAGTGCAATATTTGGTAACTGTGCTTATTATCAAAAGGAGGAAAAATGTTAAGTGCAACAGTTAAAAAACTTTGGCGTGGCTGCATAACTTTAAGAGAACAATGGGTTAATCATGGAATTGCTAATGGAGGATTAATTGTAGAATTAAAAATAAAAGGCAAATCTAAAGGTAAAATGAGGATTCCTGTTTCATCTTTACAAAAGGCATTGCAATCATATTCTACAAAAGTTATATCTAAAATAGACGGCAAACCATATCATTTATACGATATTACTTGGTGTCCAATAGATGAAAGACAAACTGAATTATTTGGGAGCAGAAAAGATGGTTAATTGCTGGAAGTTAATAAAATATCGAATGAAATTAAATTATGGAGAGCTGTTATTAAAAGAGCTATCCTTGATTGTTGCGGTATTTTTGAAGATAGCAAATTTAATAATCGCTTGGCTACTAGACATCGAATTATTTATGAAGCAGAAAGTTGGTTTAATCTTAAAGAGGATTTTCATCAAATTTGTGATTATGCCAATATTGAACCTGATAATGTTGTTGAAATTAAAGAACGTGCTAAACAATATTTTACTAATTCTAAAGATGAAAGTTCAACTCTTTTATCGGCTTTATTGGACAGGTTATTTACGAGGTATAAATAATGGCAGTTAATTCTCAAGGTAAAGTAATTAGAGTTAAAAATTTAGCTATGGTTTGTAGCAAATGTATTAAAGATAAAGATAAATTATGGTGGTTTAATAGTGATACTAATAGTTTATGGGATAATGCTTTGTATTGTAAAGAATGCTATGGAACTATATTTAAAAAATTACCAGAAGAAGTTAAAAAGACTTTTGCTGGCTATAAAGAAAGGAAAGTAAAATGAGTAAAAGAGGTAAAGCAAAAAGAGCAGATTATACTTTAGAAGAATTAAAGTATGTCAAATTTATGGGTAAGAAATTAAAAAAAAGAAGAAATCAATTAGGACTTACTCAAACTAAAGTTGGAAAATTAATAAGAACAAGTTTTCAGCAAGTACAAAAGTATGAAACTGGTGTTAATGTTCCAAGCACTGTTAAAATAGAAAGATTAAGGCAAGCCCTTAATGTTCCAACAACTAAAGTTGGCTTTTTATTTAATAAATTTAATAAAAGGGAAATAAAAGATGGGATTTAAAATTATTAAACCATTTAAACATATTAAAACTTATAATCTTGAATTTACGATTGATGATGGATTTATGGAAGTTAATGGAATTAAATTTTCGCCTAAATTTGAACAAGAAATTGATGATTTAGCAAGATGTGATTTAATTCAAGACCTTATTCATCATTTAGAAAAAGATAAAACGAGAAGTTTTAATAGATATTATAAAACAATTAAACCTAAAGATGACGATAAATCAAAAACGTAAAGGTAATAGAGTAGAATATAAAATAGTAAAACTATTTGAAAAAGAAGGTTATAGAGCTCGTAGGCAGCCGATGTCAGGAGCAATTATTGGATTGCCACATGATGTTGTTGTTAAAATTAAAGGTTTAGGAGAACTTAATATTGAAGTTAAAGCAAGAAAAGGTGGGACAGGATTTAAGACTATAAATAATTGGCTTGGTTCTGCTCACTTACTTGCTTTAGTCGAAGATTTTGAAGAACCGAAATTTGTTATGACTTGGACAACATTAAAGCGAATTTTAGAACCATATTTGGAGGATTCTGTTGATACAGCTAGCAATGTCAAGAGATAGAGGTGGTAACCGAGAGGGACCACCTCGCTTTTTAGAATAGTTCTAAATTAGGAGGAAAGTATGAGTGGTTATATTAAGATTAATAGAAGTGTGTTTGCACATAAGGTATTTAAGCAAGAACCTTATACTGAAACATTAGCTTGGATAGATTTAATTAGTAGAGCAAGTTATAAACCTGATACAATAAGGTTTAATCAATATACAAAACATGTTTCACGTGGAGAATTAGTAGTATCTCCAAAATATTTAGCTTTAAAGTGGAATTGGCATGTGTCAAAAGTAAGGCGATTTTTAAAGCGACTAGCGTTTGCATCAATGATAGGCATAGTAACCGACGAGGGTATTACACGTATAAAAATCATAAATTACAACGAATATCAACACCCAGTGGCAAACTTACAGGCAAACTCACAGGCGAACCTATATTCAAAAAGCGACCACATATTAAATAATAAAATAAATAATAAATATATATATACGCAATCCTTTAAAGATTTTTGGGATAATATTCCTAGCAAGATGCGTAAAGGTAAAGGAAAAGCGTTTAAATCCTTTAAAAACATTAAAACCGAGCTAAAAGTAAACGAATTAGTGCTGCGATATACTAAACATCATGAGCTAAACAAAGAATATACTAAGCACCCATCAACTTGGTTAAACCAACAATGTTGGGAAGATGAAGAAGTTCAAAACTCATCTTCTGAACCAACACTTAAAGAACGAATGGAGAAAATCGGTTATAAACATAAAGGAAGTGAAGGTGATTATGAACAATTTGTTAAAGATAATAAAAATTATAAAATACATAAATTTAAAAAAGGTGCTTTAATAGAACTTGACGAATAAACCTTGATTCCTAAATAACAATCATATAGTTACTTAAATAGAGCTATTGATGGCTCCCATCAAAAACTCTACTTTCCTCTTAGGGCCTATCTAAAAAATAGGCCCTTTTTAGACTATGAATAAAAAAAATTATTATTTGCTTAAAATTTGGAGTAGGAAAGATGGAGATTTAGTTCAAGAAAAGGTAATATATATTTATGAAAAAAATATTCAATCTATTCGTATTGCTAAAGGTCATAGGGCTACTATTGAAGAAACACAAGAACCCAAAAAAGAACCTAGAGCAACCAAAAAATAATATAACTAAACCAATTAAAGTTGGTAGTTTTTCTGACGATATATTAACAGCTAATGTATTGGTTAAAGATAGAAATGTTACTATTGATGTTAGTGGTTTTATGAATGAATTTGATGCTATGTTATGGGCTAGAATGCAAAGTGAATTATGGCTTAAAGAATTACAATTTAAAAAAGACTTAAATAGAAATACTACATTACATTAATGCCAAAAATAATATGTAAATCCTGTCATTGTGAATGTCATTGTAACGATGAATTTCATACTCATCATTACGATAAAGACTTATGTACTTGTGATAAATGTAAGTGTAAAGAGCCAGAGGGATTAGTAATAGATGATACTAATGAATGTGAGATGTGTCAGTAAATATGAGTTATTTAATTAGTATATTACTTGTAATGGGAATATTTAGTTTAATTGTAGGTATGTTATTAGTGTGGAATTTTTGGGAAATATGAGTAAGTATTTAAGTATAAATGTTAAGAATAATATTAAAGAGTTTAGTAAAAAACTAAATGGCTTTCAAAAGAAACAAATACCATTTGTTGCAGCTACTACATTAACCGATGTAGCATTTCATGTAAGAAAAAATGCTATTGATAAATCATTTCCTCAGGCATTTAAGAATAGTACAGTAGCAAGTAGAATGGCTAAAGGAAGATTAAGAGTAATGAAAGCACAAAAGAGAGATTATAATATGGGTAGATTATCTTCAAAGGTATTAGATAAGTCTGCTAATCCTTTAGAATATTTAGTAACACATCAGATTGGTGGATTAAAGAGAGCAAAGAGTGGTAACTATATAGCAGTACCAAGTGAGAAGATTAAAAAGAAATTAGGTAATAGACGTAACCCACAATGGAGACCAACAGCAGTTAGAGATATGAGTGGAGTAAGAACTGTTAAACGTGGTAAGTTTGTTAAAGGTAAAGCTGAACAAGCAATAGTTAAAGGTAAGGAATTATATTATTCATTAGTTAAAACAGTACCAATACCAAAGAGATTATTCTTTGAGGAAAATGCTGAAAAGACAGTTCAAAAAAAGATTCAATATATATGGAATGATAAGTTAAGCAGAGCATTATCGACTGCGAGATGGAAATAAATATTATAAGATTTAACTATATAAATTTAATAAACTTAACCAATTAATTTTAAAGTTAGTCGAGTTTATATATTGTTTTATAAAAGTAATTTTTTGTTGATTTGTTTTACAATTATAAAACGATTTATATAGTAATAATAATTCAATTCTTATCATCACTTATTTGAATATGTATAGTTATATGGATAAGTACATAAAAAAGCCGATAGATGGATTAATATCCTGTGAGCTTATTATAAAAAGCTAGTAAAATAAGGGTTTATTAATCAGGGACAGCTAATTCCAGACAGCTACGACAGCATAGCTTAAAAGTGTTGGTTTATAAGGCATTTTGGGTCCTTACAGGCCATTTAAACGTGGGTTTCGCTCGACGCCAGATTGTTCGTAGTTAGTCTAGTTTTATTTGCGTTTCGTTTCGTTTTATTATAGACACAAAATATGTCTGAAAAAGTTAAAATAGAATTATCAAGTCCATTTGGACCAACGATACTTAAAGCACAATTACCTGAAGAACTTATAAAAGATTTAAACCAAGATTGTGATGACATTGTTGCTAAGAAAAAAGAACAAGTTGATTGGTCAGACCAGTTAGCTGGTAGAGTAAAAGAAGAATGGCATATTTCAAAAGACGCATCATCTAAATATTATAGTTGGATAGGTGCAGTTACTTCTCGATATTTATTTCCTAATGATAAAATGTATGAGGAAAATAAAGATAAGTTAAAAGTTGGAATTGCAAGTGGTTGGTATATAAGACAGTTTTCAGGAGAGTTTAATCCATATCATTTTCATACTGGTTGCCAAGTATCATGTGTTGGTTATTTAAAACTTCCTGAAGATATAAATGAATATTGGAAAGAAGAAGATAAAGACCATAATCCATTTGGTGGATATTTAGATTTTAGATATGGAACTATTGGATTGAATTGTCCAAATAATATTAAAGTGAAACCTCAAGTTGGAGATTTTTATATGTTTCCAGCTTATTTAGATCATTGTGTTTATCCATTTAAAAGTAAATATATTAATTTTGAACCACAAGGAGAAAGGCGTTCATTTAGTTTAAACATAGTATTTAGCAATGTCGAAAAAGATAGAAATAAAAGTTAATCCTAATTTAAAAACAATTAGGTTAGATAGTTTAGTTCCTTATTCTAAAAATCCTAGAAAGATTCAAAAGGGAGTTCCTTTAGTTAAAGAATCAATTAAAACTTTTGGATTTAATGTTCCTATTACTATTAATAATATGCGAGATAGAGAAATTGTAAGTGGACATACAAGATACGCTGCAGCTAAAGAACTTGGAATGGATATGGTACCTTATATTGAATTAGACTATTTATCAGATTTAGATATTAGAAAATTTAGAATAGCTGATAATAGAGTTACTCAAGATACAGAATGGGATAAGAATTTGTTGCGTAATGAATTAGCCGAATTAGAATTGAACAGTAAGTTAGATGCTGAATGGTGGAAAGCAACAGGATTCAATCAAGAGGAAATTGCTAAAATACTTGCTGGAACATTAACAGAACCTGATGATTTTAAAGAAGTAAGTTCTGAATTAGAAACAAAAAACAAATGTCCAAAATGCAAGTATGAATGGTAGTACAAAAAAACCAAAATATAAAATTCCATCAATGGCAGAAATTAAAACCATTAAACCTAATGGTTATAAAGTTATTTCTACTTTTGCTGGTTGTGGAGGTTCATCACTTGGTTATAAGTTAGCTGGTTATAATATATTATGGGCTAATGAATTTGTTAATCATGCAGTAGAAATATATAAAGCTAATCATAAAACAACTATTGTTGATAATACTGATGTTAGAAAAGTAAATGCTGAAGATATTTTAAAAACTTTAAATTTAAAAAAAGGAGAACTTGATTTATTTGATGGAAGCCCACCTTGTATGTCATTTTCTACTGCTGGTAAAAGAGAAAAGAATTGGGGAAAAGAAAAAAAGTATTTCGACCATCATCAAGTAGCCGATGATTTATTTTTTGAATATATAAGATTAGTAAAAGGTTTAAAACCTAAAACTTTTGTTGCAGAAAATGTATCTGGTTTAATTAAAGGTGTAGCCAAAGGTTATTTTAAAATTTTTTTACAAGGAATGATTGATGCTGGTTATAAAGTAAAAGCATATTTAGCAAATGGAAAATATTTAGGTGTTCCACAAGCAAGACAAAGAGTTTTTTATGTTGGTGTTAGAAATGATTTAAAATTAGAACCTGTTTTTCCTCAACCTCAACAATTTGTTTATACTTTAAAAGATGCAATATGGGATTTAAGAAATGAAACTAAAGAACCTGATGTTTGGCAAAATAAAAGACCTGATGGAACTCCTTTTATGTATGCTTATGGAAAAGAATGGGAACAGTTAAGTCAAGGACAACAAAGTAATAAATATTTTAATGTTATTAGAGCTGCGTGGAATAAACCATGTAATACTGTATTAGCTACCGCTGCTAGAGCTGCTTCTGTTTGTCACCCAACTGAAAATAGAAAATTTACGATTAAAGAATTAAAACGTATCTTTGGCTTTCCAGATGATTTTATTTTTTTTGGAAATTATAAAGAACAATGGGCTAGATTAGGTAATTGTGTTCCGCCACCAATGATTTATTTTATCTCGAAAAAGATTCAACAAGATATTTTGGATAGATTATAAATGACAACTAAACCAAACGATAATCCACAATTTTATATATCTGCTCTTAAAAGAGATAATGCAGAATTAACTAAAATGAATCAGGAATTAATGAAAAAATATGCAGTTAAAACTTCTGACCCAGTAGTTAATGATGTTATTGATAGAATATTTATTAGACATCAACAAGGAATGAAAAAGTTTGGAAGAACTATGTCTCAAAACTCAAAGACTATTCCTGAATGGATTGAAGAAGTTATTGAAGAACAAATAGATTCAATAAGTTATTTATCTACATTAAAAGATAGAGTAGTTGAACGAGAAGAAAAATTATTAAAAGAAATTGATATGCTTAAAGATGAATTAACTATTAATAGTTTACAAAGTGATAAGAAAGATGAACAAATAGATAAATTAAAATTAGAAAAAGTAAAAGCAGTAGAAGAAGCTAAAAAAGAAGCCGATAAATTAATGATTAATAAATGTACTAAATATGAAAATGAAATTAAAGAAGTAAAAGATGATAATAAAAAATTAGCAAAACAAATTGAGGATATGGAAAACAATTATATAAGAATAGATGGCAAAAAAGAAAAAAAATAATCTATATGCAAAGATAGAACATATTAGTAATGCAAAATTTAAAAAGACAACAATCGGTGGTAATCCTAAAAGATATAAAAAATCTACACTTAATAAACATAAACGCAGACAATTAGGTGTGTAGTGAAAGTCTTTTTTTTATATCTACTTATAGTAGTTAATGATGGAAATTATTATTGGGAAAAAATACCATTTGGTTTTACTTTAAGACCGATAACTTGTGAAGATGCTTGGAATGAAACTGTTAAAATTTTACCTAATCTTAAATTTGAAGATGGTAATGGAGAGAATTGGGTAGTGATTATGTATAAAGATAAATATGTTATGGGACATTATTGTAAAGATGAATTTGGTAACTATTGGAATGGTTATGAAGAACAATTAAATTATGATTTAGGACATTAATGGCTACTTCATTTAATATAGTTGCGATTGCAAAACTTTTAAAACTGACTGAACGTAGAGTACAACAGTTGGCTAAAGATGGTATTATACCTAAATCTGAAAGAGGTAAATATGATTTAGTTAGTAGTGTTCATGGTTACGTTGATTTTTTAAAAGCTAAAGCTGGTGGAGAATTTACTGCTGAAGAAGTAATTAAAAATAAAAATAAGTTAATTAAAGCAAAAGCAGAATTAGCAGAAATAGAAAAAATGAAGGCAACAAGCGAATTAATACCTCAAGAAGAAGTAAAACGCACTTGGTTAGAATTAATATACAAAATGAAACAAAAATTATTGTCAATACCAAATAAGGTTGCTCCTGTTGTTGTTACAGTTAAGAGTATAAACGAAATTAAACTAATTTTACAAGAAAAAATATATGAGGCGTTATATGAAATCACAAGCGATGACAAAGGTGTTGGAAAAGACGATGAATCTAATAAAACCACCGCCAAGTCTAACAATAAGTCAATGGGCAGATAGATTTAGAGTATTATCTTCTGAAAGTAGTAGTGAAGCTGGTAAATTTGAAACTAGCAGAGCTATTTTTCAAAAAGAAATAATGGATAGTATTAATGACCCAGTGATTAATGAAGTTGTTGTTATGTCTTGTTCACAAGTAGGTAAAACTGAAATTTTATTAAATGCTATTGGTTATTATATAGCTTATGCACCAGCTCCAATATTAGTAGTGCAGCCAACTTTAGATATGGCTAGAGCTTGGTCGCAAGATAGATTAGCTCCAATGATTAGAGATAGTAGTATTTTAAAAAATAGAGTTGCAGATGTAAAAAGTAAAGATTCAGGAAATACTGTATTACATAAAGTGTTCGATGGAGGTCATATAACAGCTTGTGGTGCAAATAGTCCTGCGTCTTTAGCATCAAGACCAATCAAAATAGTATTATGTGATGAGATTGATAGATACCCACCAACAGCAGGAACCGAAGGAGACCCAGTTCTATTGGCTAAAAGAAGAAGTGCTACTTTTTGGGATAGTAAATTAGTATTAACTTCAACACCAACTGTAAAAGGTAATAGTCAAATAGAAAATGCTTATGAAAATAGTGATAAAAGAAAATTTTATGTTCCATGTCATAAATGTAAAAAACAACAAATTTTAAAATGGTCGCAAGTTCAATGGACCAAAGATAAACCTGATACTGTTAAATATTTATGTGAAAATTGTAATACTAAATGGACTGATGTTCAAAGAATAACTAATATTAGTAAAGGCAAATGGAAAGCAACTGAAAAATTTAATGGTAGAGCTGGTTTTAGTTTAAATGGTCTTTATTCTGTATGGGTAACATTAGAAGAAGCTGTTAGAGAATTTTTAATGGCTAAAAAACAACCTGAAACATTAAGAGTATTTGTTAATACTTATTTAGGAGAGACGTGGGAAGATGAAGGTGAAAGAATAGATGATTTAGGTTTATTTGATAGACGAGAAGATTATACAATACCAAATGAAGTTATTTTATTAACCGCAGGAATAGATATTCAAGATGATAGAATTGAATGTGAGATAGTAGGTTGGGGATTAAACGAAGAAACATGGAGTATTGATTATCATGTTATTTATGGAGACCCATCAGCTCCTAATATTTGGCAAGAACTTGAATTAATACTTACAAAAACTTATGAAAAGCCAGATAAAACTAAACTTAAAATAGTTTCAACTTGTATAGATAGTGGACACCATACAAATATGGTTTATCAATTTTGTAAACCTAGATATGCTAGACGAGTATTTGCAGTTAAAGGTATTGGTGGAGAAGGTAAGCCGATAGTTAGCAGACCCAATAGAAATAATATTGCAAAAGTAACTTTATTTCCTCTTGGCGTTGATACTGCTAAAGAATTAATATATTCAAGATTAAGAATAAAGGAATATGGTGCTGGATATTGTCATTTTCCTAAAAAGTACAATGAAGAATATTTTAGACAATTAACAGCAGAAAAAATTGTAACAAAATATAGAAGGGGGTTTAAAAAACGAGAGTGGGTATTAATGCGACCAAGAAACGAAGCATTGGATTGCAGAGTTTATGCACTTTCAGCTTTTACATTATTAAATGCGGACTTAACTAGAATAGCTGAAAAACAAAAAAATCAGCAAGCAAATAATCCTCATAAAGTCAACCCAAATAGGTTGAAACATTATAAAAAGTCTAGTAATTTTGCAAAGTCGTGGAACAATTAAAATAATATGGCAAATTTATTTACAGATATACCAGAAAAAGAACCAGTAAGTTTTTATAAAGGCGAAACTGTTGTATGGAAAAGAACAGATATAGGTGCTGACTATTCGCCATCAAGTCATTCTATGGTTTGGGAAGCATCAAGAGAAACAGATGGTTCAGTAAGATTTAGTGCAACAGTTACAGAATCAGGTACAGAATATACATTTACTTTAGATAATTCTGCTACATCTGGTTATACTGCTGGAGATTATTTTTGGGTTTTAAAAGTTATTCAAACAAGCGATAGTGAAACATTAGTTATAGATTCAGGTAAAATTACTGTTAAAGATAATTTTTTTGCAACTACTGGCGATACTAGAAGTCATGCAAAAATAATGCTTGATAAAATTGAAAGTTTAATAGAAGGTAGAGCTGATGCTGATGTTTCTAGTTATTCAATACAAGGTAGGTCTTTAAGTAAACTCTCGGTTCAAGAATTAACAGAGTGGAGAAACTATTATAAAGCAGAATATCAAAAAGAAATTGCAGAATTTAGACGAGGTAATAATGAAGGAACAGGTAGAGTAGTAAAGGTACAATTTAATGACGCTTAAAGAAAGATTTTTAAATTTATTTAGAAGTAGAAAAATAAAAAGAAGTTATTTTTCAGGTGCAAGTCAAAATAGATTATTAAATAATTTTGTTTTATCTTCAAAGTCTGCTGATAGCGAAATTAGACCAAGTTTAAGAGTATTAAGAAATAGGTCAAGAGATTTAGCAAGAAATAATGCGTATGCTAGAAGATATATCAATGTATATGTAGATAATATAGTTGGTGCAAAAGGAGTTCATTTACAAGTAAGAAGTAGAGACCCAAATGGAGCTCTTGATTCTTTTGCTAATAATTTAATTGAAAGACGTTGGAAAGAATGGGGATATAATTGTACTGCTGATGGAAAATTAAGTTGGATTGATTGTCAAAGATTATTTGCAGAAACTTATGCTAGAGATGGAGAAGTTTTAATAAGATTAATTAAAAATTTTGATAATCCAAATAAATTTGCGATTGAATTTATTGAATCTGACTTTTTAGATCACGATTTAAACTTACAATTAACAAATGGTAATCAAGTTAGAATGGGAGTTGAGATTAATAAATTTGGTAAGCCAGTAAATTATCATTTATTAAAAGTACACCCTAACGATGATTTAGTAGTAAGTGATTATGTAGGTGCTAAATATAATATAGTTCCAGCAGACGAGATAATTCATTATTATCATCAAGAACGACCACATCAAACTCGTGGAATACCTCCTTTATCGGCATGTTTAAGAGATTTAAAAATGTTAGATGGTTATATGGAAGCTGAACTTGTTGCAGCTAGAGTTGGTGCAAGTAAAATGGGATTTTTTAAATCAAACGATGGAGATGCTTATACTGGAGAGGATAAAATAGATACTAACAATCCAGTTATGTTTGCTGAAGCTGGTACATTTGAACAATTACCGACAGGAACAGAATTTCAATCATTTGACCCACAACACCCAACAACAGCATTTAAAGATTTTACAAAATCTATTATTCGTTCAATAGCAAGTAGTTTAAATGTTAGTTATTGTACGTTGGCAAACGATTTAGAAAGTGTAAATTATTCTAGTATTAGACAAGGTGCATTAGAAGAAAGAAATTATTTTCAATGTGAACAATATAGAATGATTAGAAACTTCCACGATTTAGTTTATTCAAAATGGTTAGAAATGACTTTATTAACAGACTTATTAGGAGGACTACCACCATCTAAATTACCTAAATTTAATAATCCTATTTGGAGAGCAAGAGGTTGGCAGTGGATTGACCCTAAAAAAGAAGTAGAAGCATTAAAAGTTGGTGTAGAAAATGGCTTTTTATCACATCAAGATGTTCAAGCTGGTTATGGTAGAGACGTTGAAGATGTATTTAGTCAAATACAATCTGATAAAGAGTTAGCTGAGAAGTTTGGAATACAATTAGCTTTTGAACCTTTTGGAACAAAACAAATACAACAAAATCAACCACAAGAGGTTGAAAAAAGTGAAGAAAATGAGTAATAAAGAAACTATGGAAAAAAAAGATGACATTAACGAAAAAGGGAACGGGCAAGTATCTGATAGCAACGAAAAGAAAGTGGTATCAGAACCAAAAGAAAACCCAGAAGTTAGTGAAAAAGAAAAAGCAGAAGATTTAACATTTGAAAACAAATCAGATAAAATAGCAACTCAAGAATCAACTAAAGAAAAGCTATTTAGAATATTTGGTTTTAATAATAAAAAAGTTGATGAAGAAAAAAGAACTGTCGGTTTAGCGTTCTCGTCAGAAGAACCATACGATAGAAGTTTTGGAACAGAAATATTAAGTCATAATCCTAGTGATATTGACTTTTCGTTTATTGCAAGTGGTAGAGCTCCATTATTACTCAACCACGATTTTGAAAAGCAAATAGGTGTCATAGAGAGAGCTGAAATTAGCGAAGCAGACAAGGTAGGTCGTGCAGTCGTTAGATTTGGAAAATCAAAACTAGCTGATGAGGTTTTTCATGATGTCATGGACGGCATTCGTAGTAATGTGAGTGTTGGCTATGAAATACTGAAGATGGATAAAGTAAAAGACGATGATGAGGATAAAGAAAAGCCAACTTATCGTGTGAACTGGAAACCATTGGAGGCGTCTATTGTTTCGGTGCCAGCAGACACAACTGTTGGGGTAGGTCGAAGCAAGGGGCAAACATTAACCGACAACAATTCTTCTAAAGAAAGAATTGAAGTCATACAAAAGGTAAACACAATGGAAAAAGCAAACGAAACTCCAAAAGTTGAAGCACCTAAAGTTAATGTTGAAGAACAAATCGCTAAAGCGAGAAAAGACGAAACAGCTAGAATTAAAGAAATTACTGCATTAGGAGCAAAACATAATTGTTCTGATCTTGCAGGTAAAGCAGTTAATGATGGCGTTTCTCTTGCTCAATTTAGAGGAATTGTTTTAGACAAACTTGGCGATGCAAAACCTTTGGACAAAAAAGACAACATTGGACTTTCTAATAAAGAAGCAAGAGACTTTTCTATAGTTAAAGCTATTAAAGCAATGACTACTGGAAACTGGTCTGGTGCTGAACTTGAAAAAGAAGCGTCTGATGAAATCTCAAGAAGAACTGGTAAAGCTCCTAGAGGAATCTTTGTTCCATCTGATATTAGATGGGCGCAAAGAGATTTGATCTCTGGTGTTTCTGGTGATGGTGGTGCTTTAGTAGCAACTAATCTTTTAAGTGGTTCATTTATTGAAGCGTTAAGAGCAAAAATGGTTGTGAAACAAGCTGGCGCATTAGTGTTAAGTGGTTTAGTTGGCGATGTTGCAATACCAGCTCAAAATGCAGTTAATTCTGCATCATGGGTTGCGGAAAATGCAGCAGTAACAGAAGTTAATCCAACTTACAGACAAGTTACAATGGCTCCAAAAACTCTTGGAACATTTACTGACATATCAAGACACTTAATGCACCAATCAACTCCAGCTATTGAAACTATTGTTAGAAATGACATAATTAGAACATTAGCTAACGAAGTTGATAAGCAAGCTATTCAAGGTACTGGAACTAGCAATAAACCAACTGGAATTTTAAATACTTCAGGAATTGGTTCTGTTGCTATGGGTACGAATGGTGATCAAGGAACTTGGGCTAAAGTTGTTGAAACTTGGAAAGAAGTTGCTACTGACAATGCAGATGTAGGCGCATTGGCATTCTTAACTTCTCCAACTCAAATTTCTCGTTTTATGTCTATAGCAAAAGTCAGTACATCTGATTCAGTTATGATTATGAACGATCAAAATAATTTGATGGGATACAAAGTCTTTTCTACAACAAACTCTCCTGACAACCTAACTAAAGGTACAGCAAGTGGAACTTGTTCTGCTCTTACTTTTGGTAATTTCAATGATTTAATAATCGGAGAATGGGGAAGTCTGGATATATCTGTTGACCCTTATACTAATGCTGCTAAAGGTGGTACTAGAATAATCGGTCTTTATGATGTAGATGTTGCAGTTAGACACGCAGAAAGTTTTGCGGCAATTCAAGACTTAATTGCTTAATATTAATAATTAGGCGATTTATAAGATTAGGCGAGGCATTGACCTCGCCTTTTCTTTTATATAAAAGGAATTATTATGAAAATAAAAATAGTAAAACAAACATTTGTTAAAGGTCAATTAGCAGAAAAAGGCGATGTAATAGACGCTAGTGAAAATGATGGAAATTTATTAATCGGTATGGGAAAAGCTATTGCTTCAGCAGAAGATGTTAAAAAACCAGAAAACAAAGCAGTTAAAAAAAAAAGCATTTTTTCTCGTAAAAAATAATAAAGGAGTAATATGTTAATTTTTGGAAGAAAGCCAAAGCATTGGTTTGCTAGAGCTAAAGATTATAAATATCATATTCTTGGTGCTATTGCAGTTCTAATTATCTTATCATCAATTTTTTAAATGAAACTTGATTTTATCAAGTATGGAAACAGAAAGATAAAAGTTGAGTATGTATTTTTAGATAAGTTATATGGGGAATTTGACCCTAATAAACATACATTAAAAATAGATAAAAGAATTTCTGGAATGGTATTGTTCAATACCTTGATACACGAGCTGTTTCATATTATAATATATTACGCTGGAATAAATGTAAATGAACGAGGCGAAGAACCTATTGCACAAGCAGTAGGAGATGGATATGAAAAAGTGTTTAGACAAAATAAAAAATTATGGGGACAATTAACTAGGTTATTATATGGCAGTAGAATCTGATACAGAAAGAGCAATATTTTTTGATAGTGATGACTTTGCTAGTTCGGCAACTTTCACAGATGTTAGTGCTGGTACATCATCAACGATAAAAGGAATTTTTGACAAAGAATCAGTAGAACAAGCAGTAGGCGAAGCTGGTTTAATTGAAGAAGTTCCTATGTTTACTTGTAAGACTTCTGATGTAAGTGCTGCAACATTTAATGACACATTAGTTATTGATAGTGTTACTTATTATATTAAAGAATTATTACCTGATGGAACAGGAGTAACTAGAATAACTTTATCAGGATAATATGGCTCATATTAGAAAAACAATTAGAGAACACGTTGTTACAACAGTTACAAGTTTATCAACAACTGGTTCAAATGTTTATGAAACAAGATATTTTCCTTTACAGACTGGAAATCTTCCAGCTTTAATAGTTTATACTTTAGATGAAACGATTGAAGATTATACTTTAGGTAAAAATACAAGAACTCAACAAAGGTCATTAAATTTAATTATAGAAGCACATTGTAGAGGAACTGCCAATATAGATGATACACTTGATACTATTGCCGAAGAAGTAGAAGAAGCAATGGTTAGTGATGTTACTCGTGGAGGAAATGCTAAAGATACAAAATTAGTTTCTACTGAAATTGAGTTCGATACAGCTAGTCAAAAAACAGGTTTGATGAGGTTGACCTATTTAATTAATTACAATACGATAGAAAACGCAGTACAAACAGGAGTATAATTTATGGCAACAAATAGAATAAGTCTTAAAACACCAGACGGAAATAGTATTATTCAAACATCGAAAGATATGGAAGAATATTATTTAAAAATGGGGTACACAAAAGTTGGCAGTGCTGATAAAAAACCATCATTTAGCGATAAAGCTAAAATAAAAATAAATAAGGATAAATAATAATGGCAACACATACAGGCAGTTCAGGAATAGTTAAAGTTGGAACTAATACTGTTGCTGAAGTAAGAAGTTTTACTTTAGATACAACAGCAGAATTATTAGAAGATACTACATTAGCTGATACTGCAAAAACTTTCCAAGTTGGCAAAAAAGGTGCAACTGCATCTGTCGAGTGTTTCTGGGACGAAACAGACACTAATGGACAGATAGCAATAGCGGAAGGGCAACAAGTTACTATGACATTATACCCAGAAGGAGCAGATTCTTCTGATTATTATTATGGTGGTACTTGGATTATAACTGCTAATTCGGTTTCTATTCCAACAGATGGAATTATCGAAGCTACTTTTTCAGCTACTTTGACTGGTGCTTTAACTAGAGGAACAGTTTAATTTGACATTTGGCTTATAATTAAGTATTCACTTATTAATGAGTGATATTCTCGATAAAGCCAAAGAACATTTTAAATCTATTGACAGGAAAATTATTGAAGTTCCTGAATGGGATTTAACTGTCTATTCAAAACCATTAACATTAGCCGATAAAAGAAAACTTACTAGAACTACAAAACCTGATGATGTTACTTTATTTGCTGATGTACTTATTTTAAAAGCTGAAGATAAAGAGGGCAATAAACTTTATACTTTAGAAAACAAACATACCTTAATGCACTCGGTGGACCCAGAAATTGTCGCCAGAGTGGCACAACAAATATTGGAAGTAATCCCAGTTGAAGACTGGGAAAAAAAAAATCAGGACAGATAAAGAATTAGTCAATATTTTACATCTAGCAAAAGACCTTAACTTGAAACTATCCGATATAATGGATATGAGTGTAAATGAATTTAATTTATGGTGTGCATTTTACGATAAATTAAATAAAGACATAAAATTTAAAAGATAATGGCAAGAAATAGATTACAATTTGATATTAACGCAAAAGATAAAACTAAACGAGCATTTAGTTCATTAAAGCGTGGTTTAAAAGGAGTATCAAAAGCAGTCTTTAATATGAAAACTGGTTTAGCTGCAGTTGCAGGTGTTACTGGTTTAGGTTTATTAATTAGAAACTCATTACAATCAATAGACAAATTAGGAAAGTTATCAAGACAAGTATTTATATCAACAGAACGATTAGGTGCATTTCGGCTATCAGCAGAATTAGGTGGAACATCTTTAGAAGCATTTGCTAAAGGTGTTAGAACAATGGCAGTTGGTATTAACGATTGGCTTGTTAAAGGAACTGGTATTGCCCAAGACGCATTTAAACAATTAGGAATTACCCAAGAAGAATTAAGAGCAACGAATGGAGATTTGTTTGCTCAATTTGAAATAGTTGCTGATGCTTTAAGAAATATGAAAGATGGCACAGATAAAACTGCTGCAGCTTATAAATTATTTGGTGGAAGAAATATTGAACTATTAACTGCTATTGAAAATGGCACAATGGGAATGGAAGAACAATTCAAGATGGCTAAAAGACTTGGACTTGTTATGTCTAAAGATGTTGTAGGTACAGTTGAACAAGCTAACGATTCAATGGCAATGTTAAAATTAGGTTTAGTTGGTTTAACTCAACAATTTTCTGCTGCACTTGCACCAGCTATTTTAAGAGTATCAGATAATTTAAGAGAAAAGTTTTTACATTGGGTAGAAAAATCTCATGGAAGTATTACTGGTTTTGGAAATTATTTAGCAGACGAATTAGTTGAAAGTTTAGGTAAGTTTGCAGAAATAATGATTCATATAACTGAAGCAACAATTAATACAGCTATTGCTATGGGTAATTTAGGTGTTGCTGCAGCTAATGTTGTAGAGTTCTTTAAATGGAAACCTGAGTATCAAGAGTTTCACGATTTTGTAGATATAAGTGATGAAAAAATAAAAAAATTAAAAGAAACAATGTCATCATTAACTGGTTCTGGAGAAGAAGATACTATTGGAAAAATATTTAGTTCAAAAGAATTAGAAGATGCAAGAAAAAGAATTGAAGCAAGAGAAAAAGAAATAAGAGATAAAAAACTTAAAGAAGAACAAGAGGCGATTAGAAAACATTTAGATATGGAAGCCGAAAAGTTTCATAAAAGACAACAAATGATTACAGAAAATAATAAAAAAGAAAGAGAAATAAGAGAACAAGCTAAAGCAGATATTAAAAGTAATATGGAGGGAACATTAACTATATTATCAGGACATAGTAAAAAAGCGTTTAATATGCTTAAAGCACATAAGATAGCTGAAGCAATAGTTAATACTTACTCGGCAGTTATGAAAGCATTTGCAACTGTTCCTTATCCATTAAATTATTTAGCTGCAGGTTCTGCTTTAGCTTTTGGTATGGCACAAGTTCAACAAATTAGAGCACAGAAATTTACACCAAGACGACAAGGTGGAATAGTATCAGAAAATAAACCTTACATGGTAGGAGAGGGAGGACCAGAAACTTTTATTCCTAATACTGCTGGTACAATAGTTCCATCTGGTAGTGGTGGACAAGCTGTAAATGTTAATTTTACTATTAATGCAGTTGATACTGCTGGGTTCCAAGCGTTACTAGCTAATGAAAGAGGTATGATAGTTAGCATGATTAATAGTGCAGTTAATCAACAAGGAAAGAGTAATTTAATTTAATGAGTGGACAATTACCTACATCACCTGTTTTTAATGCTTTTAATTTTAAAGATGAAAGTAATACTTTAATTTCAATATCTGATAGTGGAAGAAGATTTGCTAGAAAAATTGATAATCAAAGATGGAAATTTACTTGTAGATATACATATTTAACTAGAGAAGAATTTGCACCTATACTTGCTTTTATAACTAAACAAAGAGGACAAAAAGAAACCTTTACTGTTATTCCTCCAAAAATAAAAGATGCACAAGGTTCTGAAACAACAACAATATCTGTTAATGGAGCTCATACTGCTGGAGATACAACAATAGCAATAGATGGGTTTAATGCTGATTCGGCAGGTTCACTTAAAGCTGGAGATTTTATAAAATTTTCAGGACATACAAAAGTTTATATGGTGGTTTCTGATGTAACACCAAGTTCTAATGCGGCTACTGTAACTATTGAACCACCTATTATTGAAAATTTATCTAATGACGAAACTGTAACTTATGATGATGTTCCTTTTACAGTTTATTTAACAGGAAATGTTCAACAATATAGTTTAGGCATTTCTGCGTCTAACTTATCATCAACTAATGATTTATATAATTATGAATTTGATGTTTGCGAGGCGTTCTAATGAAAAAACCAGCAATTAATATTTCAGAAGAAGCATCGGTTCAAATGCCGATGAAAACAGTAGCTTCATTGATTGCGATGGTTGCGATTGGAACTTGGGCTTATTTTGGTATTATTGAAACTCAAAATAAAATTTCAACAACATTGGAATTAATGGAAAAAGATTTAACTGAAAATACAGAATTTAGAATTAAATGGCCTAGAGGACAGTTAGGTTCATTACCAGCAGATTCAGAACAATTTATGATGATTGAGGATTTATATAAGTCCACCGATAAGTTAAACAAACATATTGAATCAATGGCTTTGAATAAAGTTAATATAGAATTTTTAAGAAAACAAATGGATAAAGTTTTAGAAGATATAGAAAAACTAAAAGATCAAAATAGAGAAATACATTATAAAAATGGAGGTCATTAATGATTGAATCAGGAATAATAGCTTTGTTAATGTTTATAAATGGGGAGATTAAAGAACATAGAATACAAGATTCGATGGCTCAATGTTTGCGTGGAAAAAGAGAAGCTGAAAGGACTTATAGTGAAACTGTGTCTTATAAATGTTGGAAAGGTAAAGCTGAAACAGAAATTTACATGGGAGAAAAATCAATAAAGAAAATAATATTAGAATGATAGAAAAATTAATGACAATGTTGGTAGGAATTTTATTAGCGTTAGCTGGTTGGTCGCTTTCAAGAACTTTTGAACTTTCAACTATTCAAGCAGTACATGAAGATAAAGTACATAAACTTGAAAGACAAGTTATGAAATTAGAAGATAAAATGGATAAGATGATGGATTCAGATGAAGAAATTATGGAACAGCATAAAAAATTATTTGATGCTTTAGATAATAATTCAACAACAGGATATAATTATAACTAATGAACGATAAAATTATTACTGTACTTTTGGCTATTTTAATTGCTCTTTCTGGTTGGTCATTATCTACTACTGTTGGGCTTAAATCAGATGTAGCTGTATTAAAAGAAAAGGTATCTAAAATGGAAAAAGATATTGAGGAAATAGGTTGGAATACTTTTGATAAAGATAAGAAAAAAAAGAAAAAGAAGAAGAAAAAGAAAAAGAAATTAAATGTTCAATGATAGATGGTTTATAGTATTATTATTTTTTGTATTATTAGTATTAGGATTAGCTGGTTGTAATACTAATGTTTGTCCTGATAAAACAACAGTTGAAGTAGGGGTAACAGAAACAGATTCTAAAAACGATAAACTACAAGAAAAAAAATCTATAACTCAAACTTGGAAGTGGGGTAAAAAGAAATGTCAAGAGGGTTAACAACAGCAGTTAAAAACGCACTAGCAGATACACCTACATTTTGTCATTTAGTATATTTAGGTTTTGCAACACCTGTAAGAAAAACAGATAACTCTTTTGATATAGTAGATAATATTGAAGGTAGTTCTCAAACTTATAATGCTGATGGAACTTTAATGGGAGTTGGCAATGTTCCTGAATCTAATACTCCAATTAAACATAGTTTAACTTTAACATTTTCAGGAGTTGACCAATCTTTAATTTCGACTTGTTTAAATAATGATGTACTAGGAACAGAAGTAAAAGTTTATCGAGGAGTAGTAAGTGGAACAACTTGTGTAGCTGACCCATTTTTAATATTTCATGGACATATAGCAACTTTTCAAGTTAATGATGGTGGTTCAACTGCAGCTTTAGGAATAGTAGTTACAAGTCATTTTGGAAATTTTGAAAAAATAAATGGTAGAACTACTGCCGATAATTCTCAACAAAGACATTTTTCAAGCGATAAAGGTTTTGAGTTTTCAGCTTTAACAATTAGAGATATTAAATGGGGTAGAGCATAATGAATTGGTGGGCAAGATTAAAAATTAAATGGGCAAAAAAAATATTAAATAAATACGCACCAAAAGGTGAGTTTATTGCTTATATTAATAAATTAGAAGAACACCAATTAAAAAAATCAGGTGGATATGGAAAACCAATAAATCAAACAAGAATTAAATCTTTTTGGAATCCTATTTCTGCATTAATAGATTGGGCAACAGAAACAGTTGCAAGTGTTGCACCAGTATTATCTTGGTTTAAAAAATTTGCACCTTGGTTAAGTTATATCAATATAGGAATAATGGTTATTTCTTGGTTAAGAAAACCAGACCAACCAGATACTCCTAATATGGATAATATTGCAGAACAAAATGCAAAAGGTGTATTAGTAAATAAAACTTCTTCTAATTCTGCTTTACCTGTTATTTATGGACAAAGAAAAGTGGGTGGCGTTGGTGTTTTTATAGAAACATCAGGAACCGATAACGAATTTCTTTATATGATTTTTGCTTTATGTGAGGGTGGAGTTGAATCTTGCGAACAAATTTATATAGATGATAAATTAGTTACTTGGTCTGGAGCATTAACACATGGAACTGAAAGAACAGTAGGAAGTGGAGATTCAAATTTTTATCAAGATAGTGATTCTAAAATATCAGTAACTTGGTATGATGGTAGAGATGACCAAACTTATAATACAACAGTTGGTGCATTATCATCTTGGACTTCAAATCATAGATTGCGTGGCGTTAGTTATTTAGCTTTTAAATTTAAGTGGAATGAAAATTGTTTTATGGGCATACCAGATATTAAAGCAGTTATAAAAGGTAGAAAAGTTTATGACCCAAATTTAGATGGAACAAAAACTGGTGGTTCTGGTTCACATAGAGAAGATACAACTTCAACTTGGGCTTGGTCTAATAATCCTGTTCTTTGTACTTTAGACTATATGAGAAATACAAGATTTGGATTAGGAATTGCTAATAGTTTTTTTGATGGAGATTATGCAGATTGGCAAACTGCTGCCGATGTTTGCGATACAGATGTTACTCCTTATGGTTCTGCAAGTGCTATAGATTTACTAGATATGAATTATGTTTTAGATACTAAAAAAAAATGTATTGATAATTTAAAAGAAATGGTTTCAGGATTTAGAGGTTATCTTAATTATGCAAATGGAGAATATAAAGTTATATCGGAATCAACTGGAAGTGCTTCAATAAGTTTAACAGAAGATAATATTATTGGTGGTATTCAAGTATCAAGTTTAGATAGAAATTCTCGTTATAACAGAGTTATAATTACTTTTGTTAATCCAGATAAAAATTATCAATCAGATGAAATACAATGGCCACCAATAGATGATTCAGGTTTAACAAGTGCAGATCAACACGCAACAATGAAAACTGCTGACGGTGGATTTTTACAAGAGGGCAGATTTGATTATCCTAGTATTACTAATATTTATCAGGCAGAAGAATTAGCAGAGGTAATATGTAGAAGAAGCCGAAATAATATGAATGTTGCTTTAAGATGTGATGCAACAGGATTAGATTTAATGATAGGTGATTTAGTAAATGTAACCCATGCAACACCAGCTTTTTCTGCAAAAACATTTAGAGTACAAGGTATGCAAGTGAATTCTGATTTAACCACAGAATTACAACTTACTGAATACCAATCGGCTTTTTACACTTGGGCAACAAAGACACAAGCGGCAACAATACCAGATACTACTTTACCTAATCCTTTTTCTGTTACTGCACCAGCAAGTGTAACATTAACAGATGAATTAATTGAATATTCAGATGGAGTTGTTTTAACAAGATTAAATATATTAGTTGGTGCTAGTACCGATAAGTTTGTTCAATACTATCAAATTGAAACTAAAAAAACTTCTGAAAGCGATTATAAAGTTATTGCTAAAGGATTGGCTTCAGTTTTAAATTATCATCAATTAAATGTAGTTGATGGGATAGAATATTCAGTAAGAGTAAAGGCAATTAACTCTATGGGAGTATCTTCTGGTTATACAACAGCTACAAGAACAATAGTAGGTGCAACTGATACACCAGCAGATGTAAATGAATTTTCTGTTTCAATGATTGGTTCAAATCAAATGCAATTATCTTGGGAACCAGTTGCAGACCTTGATGTATCTTATTATTCAATTCGGTATCAAGATGTTACAAGTAATGCTAGTTGGGCGGCTTCAACAAATTTAACGCAAGTGGTAAGAAGAAAATCTAATAATGTAACAATAAATTCACGCCAAGGGGCTTTTCTAGTTAAAGCGGTCGATAAATTAGGAAACGAATCAGATAATGAAAAAATTGTTTATTCTAATATTTCAGGATTAGAACATTTTAAAACAGTAGCAACTTACAATGAAGAAAGTGCTAGTGCAGTAACAGGGCAAAGATGGAATGGAACTTTTGATGGAGATTGTGTTAAAGCTATGGATTCATCAGATGTTAAAATAGCAACTTTAGATACTATAACTTTATTTGATTCAACTGTTGGAAATTTTGATTCGCCAAGTGGTTTATTTGATTTAGGTGGAACTGACGCAACTTCTAATCCTACTTATTATAATAAAAATATAGAATCATCAGGATTTTATATTGGCTCAACTGAAATAAGTTTAGACGCAGTTTATGATGCAACTTTTCAAGCAACTATTGATATGATTGCAAATGACTTATATGATTTATTTGATAGTGGTAGAGGTGCTTCAGTTTTTGACGATGCTCCAGGTCCTTTTGATGGAAACTCTGGAACAAAATGTAATGCTTTTTTACAAGTTGGTTCTAGTGAAAGTTCTTTAGGTGCAATTTCTACTTACCAAAATATATCTCAACAATCTTCAATTAAAGGAAGATATTTTAAATTTAGATTAAAATTAACAAGTGATGATAATAAAGCACGACCTGAAGTATCTAAAATGCAAATGATATTAGCTTTAGAGAAAAGATTAGAAAGTGAAGAAGATGTTGCTAGTGGTGCTGGAGCAAAAGCGATTACTTATGACAATGCTTTTTATGCAAGTCCAGCGATTGGTATTGCTGCACAGAATATGGCTACTGGAGATTATTATGCAATCACTAGTAAAACAAAAACAGGATTTACTATTACATTTTATAATAGTTCGGCTGCAGCTCAAAATAGGACATTTGATTATGTAGCTAAAGGGTATGGTTTAAAGAGTTAATGTTAAACTTGAAAGACATAGGTAAATATTGTAAAGATTTAACAAATAGGAAAAATTTATGAGTCAAGTTTCAGATGTATCATTAGCCAATATCGGATTTAGTGCGTTTCGTAGCGAACTAAACGATATTCTTGGAGCTTTAAACACATCACATTTAGGAACATCTGCTCCAGGCAGTATTGCACAAGGAACTATTTGGATTGATACTTCTGCTGGTGCTACAGGTTGGGTTTTAAAATTATATGATGGTGCTGGACATATATCTTTAGGAACAATTAATTCAACAGCTAACACAGTTGATTGGACAGATAGTTCGGTTACATTCGATATTGTTAATGATACCTCTCCTCAATTAGGCGGACAGTTAGATGTAAATGGTCAAGCATTAGGCGATGGAACTTTAGAACTTTTAAAATTTTCAGAAACAGGAAGTGCTGTTAATGAATTTACGATTGCAAATGCAGCAGCTGGTAATGGTCCAACACTTTCATCTTCTGGTACTGAAACAAATGTTGATATTAATATAACTCCTAAAGGAACAGGTGATGTTGTTCTTGCTGGAGATACTGTAAAAGTTGGAGATAGTGGAGCGGCGGCAACTTTAACTTCTAATGGTGCTGGAACTTTAACTGTAACTACAGGCGGAACAGAAAATTTAGTTTTAAATACAAATGGCGGAACTAACTCTGGAAATATTACAATAACTGATGGAGCAAATGGCGATATAGATATTACAACAAATGGAACAGGAGCAATTAAATTTAATGATTTAGCTTATATTCCACAACAAGCAATTACTTCAACTTCAAATGCTGTTGCTTGGGATGCACAAGCTAAACCAAACGCATATCATATAACAACTGAAAATACGACTTTATCTGCACCAAGTAATGCAGTAGAGGGTGCTTTTATCTGTATTGAAATAAACTTCAATGGGTCACATACATTTTCATGGAACGCAGTATTTAATTTTGCCGCTGATACTGCTCCTACGACAACAGACACAGATGCAAAAACTGATATTTTTGTATTTAGATACAATGGGTCAATTTGGCAAGAAGTAGGTAGAACTTTAAATATACCAGAGAGTTAATAGGAGATAATATGTGGGCA